AGGCACGAAAATGGCTGAAGACAATCTAGATCAGGAAGGGGTCAGGAAGGCCCTAAAACGGCCAGTAGAGGCGTTATCTTGGGTCGGGGAATACCATGGTACCATCCAGCGTTGTTCATTGCTTAAAAACTGGCCTTTTCCGACCTTCAAAGGTCAACCCTTGGAACCCTTAAAATATCCAAGACAACCTAGGGTAAACCCTGAGTGGCCTGAAGCATTGCTGTAACTGTTGTAAATAAACAACACTTGAAAGGATCAACATGCGTTGCGTTTGCTGCAATAAAAATTTAAACGACTATGAGTCCACCCGTAAGCATGCCCTCACAGGGGCTTACCTTGACCTATGTAATGGGTGTTTCGCTGAGGTGTCCACAATGGCCGATGTTCCCGTGACCACAAGGGAAGACCTTGCAAATTGCTCGGACATTGAAGAAGCGCTTGACATGGACACAGAAGACATGTATAATGATCTGTATAGGGAAGAGAACATAAAAGAATGAATGTTATAAATTTACTATTAATAGTAAACTTTTAACATTTTATAACCTTTTGTAAACTTTTAAGAGGACATCATGCACATTGATGACGATCTGAGCACCCTAGAAGGGGAACTTATGCGGTCTTTAGGTGACAATCAAGCATTCCAGGAAGAATGCTACTACTTTGGGACTGTTCATGCCATTGTCGATTTGATGCGTTTGTATGGATTTGATGTCGTAATGAAGGACATAAACAAGGTCATGTCTGAATGGGACGATGATCGATGATTGTCTTATTTTCAACCCTTTTGGTGGTGATTTTGTCATGTTTAGTCGAAAAGTAATCAAAATCGAAGTAAAATCATGTCATGATGTGCTTTTGTGGTATCATGAGCACATCGGTGAACAGTTCGATGTGGTCTGGTTTGATCCTGACGAGGCTGTGTTTTGGGTGCGTGAGCGTGACCCGTTTATGGCTAAGAACTGGATCGCCTGTAGGGATGCAAAGGTGATACAATGAACCTACGAGAAGCAGCGCAGCAAGCGCTTGAGGAATGGCACACCGACCCCGGCAGTGTCCGTATGGCAAGTCTGATGATGGCCCTGCGCGCCGCGCTTGCGGAGCCTAGGAAGCACATCTCATACGTTTGTCCTCAGTGTCATTGGACATTGGATACCAATCCCGTAGACGACACCGCCCTGCTGCGGCAGGCTTGGGAAGCGTTGAGGAACGACGATATTCAGCAAAGAATGAAAGCCATCACCGCTCTGCGCGAACGACTAGGAGATAAGACATGACCCGCGACGACATCATCCGCATGGCGCGGGAGGCGGGGTTATGGCCAACAGAAGAATGGTCAAAAGAATACGGCATACCAACACCTAATGAGCAATGGTTGCCTGAACTTGAACGCTTCGCCGCCCTTGTTGCCGCTGCCGAGCGTGAGGCGTGTGCTATGGAAGCAGACTACGAAGCAGCACGTTGGCCGTATGCACCGGAGTGCAGAGAACCCTGTGAAGAAATAGCCAAAGCCATCAGAGCAAGGAGCAACACATGAGCGGATGGCTCATCGCACTAACAGGCATCATCTATCTTTGGGTATCGATTGAACAGTTGTACAAAGGCAACACTTCAATGTTCATTTGCTATGCAGGCTATGCCTTTGCTAACATTGGACTTTATAGGATGGCATCGTGAACACTTACGAAGAATCGATCTTTGATGAAATCGCTGGAGACTTTACTGTAGAAGAGTTACTGGACAGAGTTGGAGCAAAAGAGACCGTCAGCGGGTATGAATTCACTGTAAAGCAGCTACAAAAATTTGTTGACATCCTGGAGACTGAAATCTCCGCAGCAGAGCGTATCGCAATGATAGACTTGTTTGATCGAATCAAGAAAGAACAGAAATGAACACTAAGATGCTATCGAAGGTTAGAAACCTGTGGAATAACCCTGACGCTAGTAGGGACTTGAACAGGGCTAATATGCGGAAATGGGTGAAATCTGTTAGAATGTTGGGTTCTAATTGGCTTTTGGCTGTTCCTGTGGAGAAGAAATCTTGACAGAATCTAAGTTCGTTAAGCATATTGAATGCCCTTCTTGTAAAAGTTCAGACGCTAATGCTCTGTACGATGATGGGCACACTCACTGCTTCGCTTGTAACACTACAAGGGTAAGCGTGGAAGACACTCAACAAGCACCGAAACTGCACAAGGCTAAAAGCCTGAGCGTTAGCGGCACTGTCAGGGGCATCCCTGAGCGTGGTATCACTCGACAAACATGTGAAAAGTATGGAGTCCTGCAAGATGATTCAAACCATTATTACCCGTATCTTGACAATGATTCTTCCATCGTCGCTTACAAGGTCAGGAATGTAGAAGAGAAGAAGTTTTCCATCCGTGGAGACTTCCAGCAGGCTAAGTTGTTTGGTCAAAACCTGTTCCATCAAGGTGGTAAGTATGTCACTTTGGTCGAAGGTGAACTGGATGCCCTTGCTGCTTACCAACTTACCGGGAGTCAGTGGCCTGTTGTGTCTATCCGTAACGGTGCTAACGCAGCCCTAAAGGACTGCAAGGCACAGTTTGAGTGGCTGGACAGTTTCGAGAACATTGTAATCTGCTTTGATGCTGATGAGCCTGGACGCAAGGCAGCCAAAGAAGTGGCTGAGTTGTTTGGGCCTAAAGCGAAGATCGTAAAACATTTGTCGGGGTTCAAAGATGCTTGTGACTACCTCATTGCTGGCGCGACTAAGGAATTTGTTTCGGAGTGGTGGAAAGCAGAAGTCTATGTACCGGACGGTATCGTTAACTCGGCTGATTTGTGGGACGCTGTTAGCACTCCCGAGCAGCCTGCTAAGGCGCACTATCCGTGGAAGGGACTAAACAAGCTGCTGTACGGCATCCGAGATACTGAACTGGTTACTGTCACAGCAGGATCAGGGCTTGGTAAGAGTCAGTTTCTACGGGAAATCCTGTACGGACTGCTCAAGACTACGGATTGGAAGATCGGAGCCATGTTCCTGGAAGAGTCTGTACGCAAGACAGCACGAAGCATTATGTCAGTTCACGCTAACAAGATGCTGCACTTGCCCGACACTCCAGTGACCGGCGAAGAACTGAAGGATGCCTTCGATGCGACTCTGGGAACCGGCAGGGTGTTCCTGTTTGATCACTTCGGATCGTTGGAGATTGACAATGTGCTCAACCGTATCCGTTACATGGCTAAGGCGTTGGATTGTAAAGTTGTGTTTCTGGACCACATCAGCATCGTGGTGTCGGGACAGGACTTCGGAGATGAACGGAAGGCTATCGACAGTCTGATGACTAAGCTGCGGACACTGGTGCAGGAACTGGGGATCACGCTATTCTGTGTGTCTCACCTTCGCAGGCCCACAGGCAATGCAGGGCACGAGGATGGACAGGCAGTATCCTTGTCTCAGTTGCGTGGATCAGGAGCCATTGCTCAGTTGTCGGATGCAGTGATTACACTGGAGCGTAACAGCATGGCAGAGGATCACAATGAGAGACACACGACAAAGGTTTGCGTAGCTAAAAATCGGTACTCAGGCGACACTGGGCCAGCAATGTCTCTTTTTTACAACACTTATACGGGAAGAATGGAAGAAATTTCAGATATTTTGTAAAAAGGGCTTGACTAAAATCTGTTTTTCGTTTATAATGGTGGTTTTAATCTTGGAGGCACTATGTCAAAAAAAGACTACTACCAAAAAAATAAAGAACAGATCAAAGAAAAAGCCAAGGCTTACTATCATAGTAACAAAGAGAAAACGCTAGACAATGTAAGGAAATACCGTGAAGCCAATCGGGATATAATCAAGGAGAAGGGGAAAGAGTACTACAGAAGGCGATTGAAGAATAGACTTGTTAACTCTGCGCGTGCTCGTTCCCGTTCTCATGGCTATGAGTTTGATATAACTGAAGCTGACTTCATTATTCCTGCCTTTTGCCCTTTGTTGGGAATTCCTATGGTTGTGAATAAAAAAGGATCAACTAAAGAAAATTCATTTAGTTTAGATAGAATAGACTCTTCAAAAGGATATATTAAAGGAAATGTGTGGGTTATTTCTATGTTAGCAAACTCTATGAAAAGCAGTGCTTCTTTTGACCAGTTTCAAACGATGGCAGAAAACTGGAAAAAATGGAAGGATAAACACTATGATCTTTCTGAATTACCTCAAAGAGAGCATGGTTTCTGTGATGAGGATAAAGAGGAAACATTATGATGGACATTGAAGCACTCGTGGCTCGGGTGTGGGAACTGGAAAGCAAGTATGACGAGCTACTAAGGAATCATCAGAGTCTAATCCACGAGTATGAAGAACTGAAAGCCAGATATGAAAAGGCTAGTGCTGGACATCGAAACATCGACGGATCACCGTACGATTCACTTGGTAATCACTAAAGACATTGACAGTAAAGAGATCAAGGTATGGAAGGAAGCAGAGACCCTCGGGGCGTATTTAAAGGACGCTATGTTAATAATCGGCCAAAACATTCTGGCGTTCGATGCACCGATCCTAAATCGTACATGGCGGACGAAGATTCGTTTGAGCCAATGCTACGATACTCTAGTAGTGTCAAGGTTGCTAGATCCGAGTCGAGAGCAAGGGCACAGTCTGGAGGCGTGGGGGAAGACACTCGGGAAGGAAAAGATTGACTATGCAACTCGTTGGGAAGAACTTGCTGGACGACAGCAGGCTTACAAGGGTGAATGCTTTGACAATCCTTTCCCTGACCTTCTGGTGGAATACTGTACGGCAGATGTAGAAGTCACTGAGTTGCTGTACCGCAGGCTTACCGAGGAAGTCACCCGCAAAGAGTTCAGTCAGGAGTCTGTTGACCTTGAGCACAAGGTAGCGGCCATCATTGCGGAGCAGGAACGAAATGGTTTCAAGTTGGATCAAGAGTACGCAACCCTGCTACTTGTTGACATCAAGGGAAGAATGGCAGAGGTATATGAGTCAATGCAGCAGCGATGGCCGTCATACGAAGTCCCCAGAGTCAGTGAAAAGACAGGAAAGCAACTCAAGCCGTTGTTGGTTACTTTCAACCCAGGTTCAAGAAAGCAGATCGGAGAAAAGCTGATCGAACTTGGGTGGAAGCCAGAGAAGTTCACCGAGAAGGGACAACCTATGGTTGATGAAGCCATACTGTCAAAGATCGATCTTCCCGAGGCAAAGGTAATCGCTGAGTATTTGATGCTTCAGAAGCGTGTGGCTCAGATTGAGTCTTGGATGGAGGCTGTAGGCTCTGACGGTAGGGTACACGGTAAAGTGATCACCAACGGTGCTGTGACAGGTCGTATGACGCACCAGAGCCCTAACATGGCACAGATTCCCAACGCAGGGTCTGTCTATGGGCCTGAGTGTCGTCAGTGTTGGACTGTTGAGACTGGGAATGTCTTGGTTGGCTGTGACGCATCAGGGCTAGAGCTTCGGATGTTGGCACACTACATGAAGGATGACGATTATGTCAAGACGGTTGTGGAAGGGTCTTCCAAGGACGGAACTGATGTCCACACGAAGAATCAAAAAGCAGCAGGACTACAGACGAGAGATCAAGCAAAGACGTTCATCTACGCTTTCCTCTACGGGGCGGGGCCATCGAAGATCGGTTCTATCGTTGGTGGGTCAGCAAAGGACGGTGAAAGACTTACGAGTTCCTTCCTTAATGCGACCCCGGCACTCAAGGCTCTACGAGATAAGGTATCCAAGCTTGCAGGCAAGGGCTTTGTACCGGGGCTTGATGGTCGTAAGATATGGGTGCGTTCCGAACATGCAGCACTTAACAGCCTTCTCCAAGGTGCTGGAGCGATTGTGATGAAGAAGGCACTGTGCCTGTTTTATGATAAGATCAAGAAGAACAAGTGGCCGGTGAAGCTGGTCGCAAATGTCCACGATGAGTTTCAGTTTGAGTGTCACGCCAGTATTGCCGATGAAGCAGGCAAGGCTGCACGACTGAGCATTATCGAAGCAGGACAGCATTTTAAATTACGATGTCCATTGGACGGGGAGTACAAAGTTGGCAAGAATTGGAAAGAAACTCACTGACAATCCTCCTCCTGATGGTATCGTCATCATTCAAGCCGATGAGAACGGCTTTGAGTTGAAGATGTCGGAGAACTTAAATTATGAGCAGGCAAAGCACCTTCTCATAGAAGCCCTATACATTGTAGGGTTTTATGAAGAAAACAGTTGCATTCCTGACAATAAAACGCTACAATAGTAGCTCCCTCGCGGTTGTGGTGGAATTGGTAGACACAGGAGACTTAAAATCTCCCGGCATTAAGCTGTGTGGGTTCGAGTCCCGCCAGCCGCACCATTGATAGCTTGATCTGTCAGGGCTGTTGTTAGGCAACGGCTAAGGCCCGTGGAAACGGGCGGCACTGATCCTGTAGTATAGTAAGCAGGGTTTTCAAACTGAAAGGAAAATGAAATGAGTAGCAATGTGAAGCCTGTCAAAGTCTCCGGTGAGCTGTTCTGGGCCAACTGGATGAGCGAGTTTAATACCAAGTTCAACGAAGACAACAACAAGTACGAATGCACTCTCGGTATGCTGTCGGACAAGGCTGCTGAAGCCCTTGAAGAGTTGGGCATCAAGATCAAGAACAAGGACACTATGGGCAAGTTTATTGTCGGTAAGTCCAAGTTCGTGTTTGAGCCGGTTGACGAAGAAGGTAATCCGGTAGACATCAAGAAGATTGGTAACGGTACTAAGGTTGTTGCTTTGGTGTCATCCTATCGTCACAAGATGTCGGCTAAGTTCGGTGCTGCTCCTAGTATCCAGAAGCTGATCGTTACGGAACTGAAGACCTATAATCCTGAAGGCGCAGTCAAGGAAGAAACGGAAGATGTCCTCTAAACAGCCTAGCATTGCTCTCGTGGACGCTGATGTGATGGTATATCGCATCGGATTCGCGTCAGAGAATGACTCCGAGAGCACTGCTCGGGCGCGTCTTGTCGAGTGGTTCACGGACATTGTATATATCGACTTAAAGTGTGACGATTACAGTGCCTGGATCACCGGCAAGACGAACTACCGTTATGACATTGCCAAGACTGTTCCGTACAAGGGTAACCGCAAGGACATGAAGAAGCCCAAGCATTACGAGTATCTTCGTGATGTTTTGGTAAGGCGTTTGGGTGCTATCGTGACTGAAGGCGAGGAAGCTGACGATGCTGTTGCTATCGCTTCCACGGAGAACCCAAGTGCTTGGATTGTCCATGTAGATAAAGACTTGGATCAGCTTCCGGGGCTTCATTACAATCCTGTCAAATGCGAGAAGTACACGGTCACTGAGTTTGAAGGACTACGAAACTTCTACAAGCAGATACTGACAGGAGACAGAACAGACAACATTGAGGGCATTCACGGTATTGGTCCGGTAAAGGCCGCCAAGATACTTAGTGAATGTAAAACTGAACAAGAACTGTATGAGGCTGTATGGAAGACATACCAAAAGAACGAATTACCACAAGAACGGCTCCTAGAAAACGGACAGCTTCTGTGGCTACGAAGGACTCCCGACCAGATGTGGTCGCCACCTTCGATCTCGCAGGATGCAAGTGGACAGTCTTGAATGTTGCTCACATGACGGAGATGGGGCTGTGTGATCCCGAAACATATACGATCAAGCTACGATCTTCGTTGCCAGAGCAGGCGCAGGAAGTTACTTTTTACCATGAACTTGTCCATGCGATTCTATTTACAATGGGTAAGACAAACCATGATGAGGAGTTTGTTGACACTTTTGGTGGCTTGCTTCATCAGTTCTCTAGGACCATGAATGAAACCCAGTAGCGCAAAGAACAAAGGCAGGCTGCTACAGCAGTGGACTGCTAAGAAGATGCTGGAGTATGCGCCTACGCTAGAGCCTGACGATGTTGTAAGCACCAGCATGGGCGCAGGCGGCGCTGATGTCAAACTGTCTCCTGCTGCTCGGAAGATTTACCCGTTCCAGATCGAATGTAAGTCTCATGCAAAGATCGCTGTGTACGACTTTTACCGTCAAGCGGCTGCTCATGGGACTTATGAGCCTCTGGTGGTTATCAAACAGAATCAGTGTAAGCCACTCGTGATCGTGGACGCTGATTATTTCTTTAAGGTTTACAATGAAAATCGAAATTCCGAATGAAGCACTGGATGAGTTCCTTGTCCAGTCCTTGAAAGAAGGACTAGAAACTGTATTAGACACTCGTCGTATAGTGAAGCATCCAGAGGACATTGCCAACAATGCACAAATTGAAGGAGCTTTTGTGACATTGCTTGAATACTATATGTGTCACACTGACTTCATGCAATTCATCAAGGAAACATATCGTGGAAGTAACACAGATTCGTGAGAACCCGGACGGTAGTGCAGACTTTAGTTTTGAATTGACTGCCTTGGAGAAAGAAGCATTGATTCGCTTCGCTATCATGGAAGCAATCAAGAATGGAATTAAGGAAGGAATGAAATATGCCGTCCGTGAAGACAGTGTGGAAGACTCCGGAGGCGGAGAAGCTGATAGCGTACATGGCTCGGGTATCGAACCCGGCGAATCAAGCCAATGAGAAGTATGTTCCGCTAATCAAATACCTGATCAAGCACAAGCACTGGAGTCCCTTTGAGATGGTCAATGTTTGCATGGAGATAGAATGCACACGAGACATCGCTAGGCAGATCCTGAGGCATCGTAGTTTCTCCTTCCAGGAGTTCAGTCAGCGGTACGCAGTGGCAGACGGTTATACCTATTCTGAGCCACGGCTACAGGATGACAAGAACAGGCAGAACAGCATCCCCGTAGAAGACCGGGAGATGATCAGGTTCTGGGAAGAACAACAATTCAATGTGCTTCAAGCTGCTAAAACAGCGTATGAGAATGCACTGAATGCCGGAATAGCCAAGGAAGTTGCTCGGAAAGTCTTGCCAGAGGGCTTGACAACGAGTAGAATGTATATGAATGGTACACTGAGAAGTTGGATACACTATGTCCAGATCAGGACCGGGGTAGAGACTCAGAAAGAACACCGAGAAGTTGCTTTGTTGTGTGAGGAAGAACTTTGGAGATTCTTTCCTAATGTAATGGAAGCACTTGTTGAAGCACCTATAGCAACTGGAGATAAATAATGAGTGGATGTGATTTGTTTGATAGCGACAATAGTGAGGATAAAAGCAACTATACTTTTACCTTTGCTGGAGATGAACGGAACATTAACTTCAATGTTGCTGTAGACTACGATCAAACTTGGAATGATGTCTTGCGTCATTTCCTTGACTTCTTAGGCTCTGTATATGGATACAACATTAGTAAATATGTAACAACGGAGCCTCCTCGTGGGTTTAAGGACTTGGAAGACGATGAAGATACTACTACTTGACATTGAAACAGCACCGAATACAGCTTATGTCTGGGGATTATTTAAACAAAATATTAGCATCAGTCAGATCGTGGACTCCAGTGCAATGCTGTGTTGGGCTGCTAAGTGGCTTGATCAAGAAGATGTCATGTTCAGCAGCATTATGGGTGGACGCAAGAAAATGCTACAGCGCATCCATAAACTTCTGGAC